AACCAAGAATTAGAATACATGTTATTAAAACAAAAGAAGCTAACCAAATTAACCAATCTTTTTTCATTTAACACCTCCAACGTTTACGTGCTTGTCTTAATCTTGAATTTGGATCTTTAGCTGCTTTGGGAAATTTTTTCATTTGACCAGCAGAACGAGCACAGAAAGATTTTCTTCTTTTTGCGGCTGCGCTTCCTTTTTTAACTTTGCCTGTTACTGCTGTTTTTAATTTAGAACCAGGGTTTTCTCGTCTATAACGAGCAACGCCTGCTTTAGTCATTCCCGCCCCACTTTTCGTGGAGCGGAAATATTTTTTTGTTTTTGGTGGCTGTTTATCTCTGCCCATTATGCAAAAATACAGGTTAGTGAAGTCACATTAGTTAATGTGGCATGTATTCTGTCTTCAAATCGCATACCTGTATCTCCAATGTAAGTTTCAATGATTGCTGTAGCTGATGCAGGAGTATCTAAATCTAACCTAGTTGCTCCTCCACTACCGTCTTTTAAAACGATACTACCAGCAGTTCCACCACAGACAGCGTGAATAGCTATCAGTCTTGCGGGACCTGTTCCTACGTTTCCTGTAGCAGTTACTTTAGCCGATCTATAGTTAATCATAACTTACTCCTAACTTAACTTAGGTAAGCCTTCACCTTGTTGACCTTGATCTTTTACGTAATAGTAAATGATACCAGTGATTGTTCCACCTGTTGCAGCAGATGAACCTTGACCACCAACAATTTTAATTTTTTCAGTTGCTGGAAGATCAACGTCACCTAAAGCAGCTCCTGCTGTGGAGTCTCCACCCCATACAGTTACTACTGCTCCTGCGTCTGCATCAGCTTCGTTAAGTAGACCATCTACGTCTACAAAGTCAGTGCCACCATCGTAATCTGTGTAACCCATATCAATAGTTGGGTTAGTACCACCTGTTGCATCTCCGTTAAAAGCGATGCCTGTTATTACAGCGTTTGTAGGAAGAACTACTGCTCTTGTATCTGTTGATGATACTTGAACATCAGTTCCTTGTGCTGCAGTTGGGTCAAAATAGAACTGTGCTGCTAATTGCACTGAACCAGCATAAGTTTCTCTTTTTGAGTCTCCACCGTTAGATCTTACGATCCCAGTGAATGTTGTTCTACTTGCCATGTCTTACTCCTTTTGTAAGTCCTCCGAAGAGGCCATGTTGATTGAAATTTTATTTTAGAATAAAAAAAGGGCGGATACAACCGCCCTTTTAGATTTAATAGTTTCTTAAAGATTATGCACCAGATGTACCAAATACACAGCGTGGATCTGAGAAACCGAATGAGTATCTCTCTCTAGCTTTGTATCTGACGTTTCCTGTATCAAAATCACCTTCCATAGAAGTTCTGATTGGTGAACGGTTAAAGTATTTGAAACCGTTCGGTACATCAGTTTTGATATAGAAAGCATTGGTATCAGTTAAGAAGTGATTAACTGTGTATCCTTCAGGAATCATACCCATGTTTCTGATAGCATTCACATCGTTGTCTGCTGTTCCTGGTCTTAATGCAGAATTCATTAGTCTGTCAGCAGTAAACTGTAATTCCTTTGGAATGATTAGTTTTCTACCTTGAGCAGCAATCTTTAAACCTCTCTCGTCTACGAATGCAGCGATATCGATTAAAGCTTGCTCTAATGATGTTTCGTTAAGATCAGCATCTGTTGCAAGTCTGTTGGAAAAAGTTCCACCGATTGCAAGTGGGTGTTCAGTGTTCACAAGTGATACACCATCACCACCAGGGTTTGTACCTGCAGCACCAGCAGCGGCAAAAGCGTCGTTAAGAATAGCGGCAGCTTTTACTTGCTTTGTGTTTGCCATAGATCTTGCAAGAGCTCTTGTGTATCTAGCAGCAAGTCTATCGTAGAGGTTATCTTCGATAGCTTCTTCTGTGATTGCGAAAGCTAATGCAATTGTGTCGTGTGTGTAACGAGCAGTGTATGCTTCGGTTGCTGTATCAAATGATACACCAGCACCTTCTGATTTAGTTGGTGCAGAACCGAATCCTGATAACATTACCTCTTCTTCGAAAGCACGATCTGAACTCTCTTCATCATAGATTTCAGCATGTTCATTTTCGTATCTTCCATACTCCAAGCCGAACAGGGCGTTCAAACCTGGCTCTAACTCTTTAACGAGTTGACTTCTAGAAATAGCCATAGTTTAACCTCCTATATGCCTGTTGTATCTCTGTATTGATGCTTATTGATTCTAACTAATATATTTGCGTTAGCAGCAGTAAAGTCATCGTTGTCAGGATCAGTTGATAATCCGACTACAGCGAAGTTTGATGCACTTGAAGTTGCAAATGTATCGCCGTCAATAGCGACATCGGAAATACCTGATTTAGTAGATCCTGCGCTATATGTAGCGATATTACATGTTGAACCAACCTGTGCTTGTCCAGCATTTGTGTCATCACATTTGACTTCAAATACCACGTCTGGATCTGTAATTACGTTTGCAACAATATCGTCTGCTACAATCGCACCTGGATAGTGATTTGAGAAAGTTGGTTTTTGTGTTGTTGGATCTGTGTAGAAACAACCGTTGAAAACACCAACTAGCTCAGCACCCGCAGAAGATCCACGAGAGATAGAACCATTTGCATTTAATACAACTGGATCTCCCATAAAGATAGAGTTCGTCTCATTGCTAGCGATGACCATTTCCTGTTGGCCTTGTCCGTTATAAGCGGATCCTAGCATTGATGCAGGACGAAATCCAAAGTTACCTGCTTGGTTTGCCATTGTTTTACTCCTTAAAAGTAAAGTTAATAAATAGTAACTAACAATGGCCTGTAAAAAACTTATTCAGTCTTTTGTGAGCCACCGAAAGTCACCCTGCTTTGCCTCTCAGGTTTGCTGATTGGCATACTGGGGTGAGCATCCTTCATTAGATCATTGTCAACAGCTTTTATCTGATCTTCAGTAAGACCTTGATAATAAGCATTACGTTGAGCAATGAGCTCTTCTGGAATGCGAGCCAGCAATAAGCCACCTACTCCAATAACTCCTGCGTTTTTTCCGTCTTCTATAGTTGGTAATTGCCAGTCAGGGTATTCGTCCGCTCTTACTAATTCATAACCTTCACGAAGACGGTTAATCACGTTCTTAGTGTCCTCATAGCCCCTTACTTCTGCTCTTATCCAACGATGGATATATCCATCAGGCGCAGGTGGTGCATCGAGTGATGACGGTCTCTGCCAAACACGTTTACGTTGAGTTTTTACCCGCGTGTCAGCAGATCTTGAGGTTTTAGTTGTCATGCTTGACCTCCTTGTTTAACGTACTTTGCGTACTCTGTTAGTGGCACACCTAGTTTTTTAGCAATAGCGACTTGTGAAGGTGTGAGTCTCACAGTCTTGCTGCGTGCAGTTTTAGAGGATGAACGATTTGCGCTGGCGACAGCTTGCACGGGTCTGTCTTCAACAGAAGTATCGTTCGCCTCAGCCTCATTACGACTGAATTTATGAGGAAACTCGTTTCGCATGCGTTTATCGATTTCACTATAGTATTCTTCCGACTTAGGGTCAAATCCTTCTTGACTAACAAGTTTTTTGTGAATCGAGATAGCTGTATACGTCATAGCCTCATCAGCACCAAACCAAGAGTTGTCCTCTGCCCATTTCTCAGCACGTGGATCTGGTTTTGCAGGAGGAGCTGTTTGTTTATCAGGAGTCTTTACTTCTGTTCCTGTATCCTCTCCCTCTTTGCTTTGTCTTGCTTCGCTTGCACGTAAACGCTCTGCATCGATAGTTAATTTAGTTAGCTCTTCTTGAGCTTCAATTTGAGCTTTTGTGTCTCCATCAGAAACAGCTTTTTTATATCTATCTTGAAGAGCTGCTTTTGAAATTTCAATTCTGTTTTTAAATTCATTTAAATAACCTGAGTCCAGGTCTTTATACTTTTTATCTAAATCAGAATATTGTTTTTTAAGACCGTCAGCAAATTCAATAGCTGCTTTTTCACGTCTTTCTGCTTCTCGCATTTTAGCGGTTAGCTTATCAATACGCTTTTTTACACTATCGGAATATTCGTTTAGGTCGTCTTCATTTGATTGTTCGTCAGCTTTAACCTCACGAACAGAGTTATCCTGTTCTTCAACAGCAACGTCTTCTTGTTGTTTCTGTTCTTCGTCTTTTATATCTACATCAACAGGATTGCCTGATGTATCTATATCTACCATTTTTTGTTCCGGCATGGGACATGACCTCCATGTGTCTATTTATATGTTGCATGTAATATGTCTTCCGGATCATCAATCACAGCTAAGACCTCATCATCGTTCAAAAGTCTTAACTCCCCACCATCTATTTTAATCCTGGAGCCTGCGTACTTAGCAAAAAGAACCCAATCTTTTTCCTGGCACCACGGGCCTTCAGGAAACCTTTCTTTATCTTTATACGCATCTGGTCCAACTTTCAAGACTAATCCTACGTTAGTTGTCAGTTGTATTTCTTCTTGCGCTTTGTCTGTAAGGTGAACTCCACCTTTTGTTTTTCTGATGCCAGTGTGTGGCATAATCAAAAGTCTCCAACCCGTTGGATTAGGAAGCTTTTCCATATCAGAAATCTCTTTTGCTTTTTCTTCTTTTTTTGCCATGTAATCAGGCAAGATAAGTTTACTCATGTTCTTCAAACCTCTTCATTGTTTCTTGCATTTCTGCTTTTGTTGATCTTAGTGCTTCTAGCTTACCTGTCAAATACTTATATTCTTCCCAGTCCTTACAACCAGCAGCAATCGAAGAAAGAATATTGTCTTCTCTTTCTTCTATTTGTTTTTTAAACAAACTAAATAATTGAAATACGTCCACTATTTGTCAGAGTTAGTTTTTTTTAACTTGTCAAAACTCCTGATTCCAGCCATGCCCAAGAGAGCCATAACTAACGGAAAGAGTGTTGCCATGTCAAGTTCCGGCAAAGGGTTGTGTGGAATGCTGAAAGCTGCAAGAATAAAAATAACAAATTGTTTTAAAACGTATTCCCACAATATGGCTAGGGCACAGGACATCCCGATGAGGGGCCTCCACGACCGCTGCATAATTCCACCAGTGCCTGTAGCAGTAGACTTAGCATCAGCTAAATTAATATCCATTTGCTTGGCATTAATTTCATTTTCTAATTGTTGAAGTTTGATTTTGATTTGACCTTTTTCTTCTTCTGAAGTGTGGACACTGTCGATAACTTTACCGACAGTGTCTACTAAAGATCCGCCTAATAATTTAGATAACATTGATTAGAGGTATTGAGCGGCTACCCAGCCGATAACTAGACCGATTACTAGCCATTTTTTCTTTGGGTGTTGTTCCCAAAGGTCTTTTATCCATTTTGTGTTCATTAGAATACTCCTTTGAATGGTTTCTTCTTAACTTGAACAGGTTTTTGACCAGCAGTCTTAGACTTCATTGGATCGCTAACCGGTTCCTTGTATGGAACTTTTTTGCCATCAATAATTGTTGAATTATCTGTTGCCTTTTCCATTACTTTTTCCCCTTCCTTTTTTTAAGTAAAGGGCTTGTTCCCTTTAATTGAATACCACATTTCTTCATAAGTCCACCTTTTTTTGCTTCTAAAACTGGTCCACCAGGTCCAAATAAACGGCGTCTATCTGAAGGTGAAAGTCCTAAAGGACGCTTAGGTTCATCATAAATTTTGTCCATTAAATCCATGTAACGACCAGCATCTTTTTCAGCTTTTTCATCATCTTTTTTAAACTTTTCGTCAAGCTCTTTTTGTTTTTTCTTTTCTTTTGTTGCTTGATCTTTTGCTAATGTTTGTACAGCCATTATTTTCTCTTTTTCAATAGTGGGCTCGTGCCTTTCATTTGCATGCCCATCTTAGCTTTTTTAATCACACCACGACCAATGAGAATGTCCTTCTTAGTAACTTTGCCATCGCCGTCCATGTCTGGAAACTTTTTCTTCTTCTTTTTCATTTGACCACCTTTTTTCTTTTTATCAGCTAAATCAAGTTTACGAATTGCATCTTCATAACCTTTTTGTGAGAGAGTTTTGTTATCTAATGACTTTTTTAAAATAGATTCAATGAGTGGTCTGATTGTAGGACCTAGTTTTTTTGGTTCAGTAGTCATATTGAAAAATTACACTATTTTGTTTCTAATGCAAGTGAGCTTCTTTCGTTTTTGGATCCATGTTTATCTTTGCCCATTCAAACAAAGTCTCCGCTTCTTCTTTTTTTAGATAAAGCATATAGATTTGTCTTACAATGGAGAGATAAGCACTCGCCACGATCAACGGATCATAGGAATCTGCAACATAGGCCAGGCTATTGGCTGTTTGCTCTCTGATTACTACTTGAAGATCCTCTAATTGTTCAGGTGTTATGCTTTCTAGACTGTATTTAAGTCCTTTTGGCACGAGATTTTCCTGCTTTTGAGAGGGCGATTGCAACTTTTTGTTTTTCTGCTCTTTTTTTGCCATATTTTTTTGCCGTTTTGCTTAAAACTTTAGGTGGGTTCTTTTTTACCTCTTTAAAGGCCTCTGTGACAGACATTTTTCCGCCATTTTTTGCTCTCAAAGCTAAATTTTTCATTAAAGCTGCTTTATAATTGTCAGGAGACAATCTTTTTGTACGAGATTGCTGTTTTACTAGCTTTTGAATCTGTTCAATTTGTTTTCTTGACAGTTTTGTTGGGTTACGTCCTATGCTCATCCTCTACTCGCCTTCAGTTGATCACGTTTTATCGCCATTTCCTGTCTATATTCTGTCAAATCCTCTGTGCTTTGCAACTTATTTTCGGCTATGGTTCTGTCTTGATCTAATTTTTGCTGATCCATTTGGAATTGCATCATAGATTCTTGAGCCTTACGTTGAATTTCAGCAGCTCTGAGATCTAGTTCTTTGTTTTTTAATTCAATAATTGGATCTTGAGCTTGTTGAGACATTCCTTCTGTTTCTTCTTGCACCATTTTGTTTGTTATAACAGCAACAATTTGTGCAACTTGTGATTCTGCCTCGTTCATAATTTGTTGTTGTACCTGTTGAGGTATTTGTCCACCGTATTGTTGAGATAGTTGTGCTATCTGTTGTTGTACAACTTGCATAATAGACGCTCTTGCAGCTAAAGATACGTGTTCAGAAACGTGTCCCTGTAAGATCGCAAGTATTGCTACCTGAGATCTTACAAGTTGAGACGACATGAACGACCGATGAGCTTCAATATGAGCATCATGGTTTTGTTGAGGAAAAGCTTGTAGCTGTGAACCCTTCAATGCTTTTGAGTTTTCAACACCAGGATCTTCTGGTTGAGGTTGTGGAGGCACAGGTAATAAAGTTTCAATCTGTTGCACACCTAATGCTTCGTACATTCTTCGATACGCTTCATATAGATTGTGCATTTGAGGATTGCTTTGAGCAAGTTGTAATTGCATTTGAGCCATCGTCACTCTTTGTGAAACTGAAAAAATATTAGGATCGGAAACAGGTAGAACATCCACTCTTTCATCAAAGTCTTGTTGCTTTACGAAGTTGTCTCCGTTCGCTGTCATGTATGGATAGTTTGGCGGTAAGTAAGAAGAAAATATTTTTGATAATAATTTAAACTCAATTCTCTGAGCGTTATGTAATCTTTTGTGAATAGCTGACATCACTTTCGTTCCCCGCTCAAGAAGTGCCATTGTTGTTCCGACAGGCATCTCTGAACCACCCTCAGGCATTTTCATATCAGCAATAGCTGCGAACCGTCTGCCAGCATCAACACAGAACCCTAATAACTGAAACAATGTGCCAGACGGCTCTTTATATGGTAAGGGAAGAAGGGAATCTCTTAATACCCCGTTAGGTGCGTCAACGTCTCTAAACTCTCCTGGTTGGATTGGTTGATCGTCATCTCTGATTCTAAAACCACGAGACTTGAACCCAGCTGGTAGATTTGACAATGTTCCTGCATCAAGCAACTGACGAAGAGAAGCAGTTGCAGTTCGTGTAAGGCCACCCAACATATGTATAAGACCAAAGCCATAGAAACCAAGACCAGGTAAAAATTTGTAATGAACAAAATACTGAGTTTTCTTTTTGAGAGGATCACCTTTACCGTAGTTTCTGTAAATCGATAAAATCTTTCCTGAGCCTTCATCAATAGTGACAATGTAAGGAACTTTAATCCCTGTTTCTTCACCCTTTTCATCAACATCTCCAAATCCCTCTAAGTCTAACAAAACGTGCATTTCAAGCAATGTATAATCTTGATAGTTCTCTTCCTTTTTGTTTCCTTCAAGTTCATCATATTTTTCTTGAATATCACTATCTACTTCATAAGGATTAATTTTTACATCTCTATAAAAACCTGAGACTTGTTGTTTTCTAATTTCATTTTGTGTCATCTTTACAAGATGAGTTACACGCTCAGCAGATTCTAAATCAGATGTCATATAAGGAACAATGAGATCCTCTGCTGCAACAAACTTTGATACAGCTCTATTCATTGCACCGTCGTAATAAACTTTTTTAAATGCAGATCCTGCTAAGGGTAAGTGAAATAACATTTGATCCATTTCAGGATCGTACTCTTCCATTACATTGGTAATGTAATAGTTCATAAACTCTTTGACTCTATCAGCCTGTGCTTCTGACTGAGGTGTTCTAACACCAACTAACTGTGTTCTAACAGGACCACCAGCAGGTAACATTTCTTTATAAGCCTGTGCTTGAAACTGTACAACGGACTCTGAGAGTAGCGGGTGGTAAACTCCGCTTGCACCATCGAAAGGTCTACTTCTCTCTTCGTATTTAAATCCGAGAAGATCTAATCCTTTAGTGTAACCTAATTCCCATTCTTCACGAGAAGCTTTGTCTTGATCATATTCAGTTCGTAGATCATTAGATAAGTTTTCTAACTGATCATCGTCCATGAACTCAGCTAAGTTTGAACCAAAGTCAACTTGCTCTTGAACTTCTTCAGGATTGATAACGGCAGAGCCGTCTTCTTCTATTAAAAATCTGTCGTCAGTTGCAGGACCGTCCATTTGAACTTCTGTTCCTACTTTTGCAACTTCAATTGTTTCGTTTTGATTGATGCCTTTATCTATTGCCATTAATAACCTCTTCTAGTGAAACTAAACTAGGACTGCCCACTTGTCCACCTTGTTTATAAGATGGGAAATTTTCATGATTAATTCCACCTAATTGTTTTTTCTGATTGTCGTTTAAGGAGTTTATCATAGGTGAAAAATCGATAAAAGCATATCCTGATTTTATAGAGGGAATCTTACCTCTTGTTTGATTTTTTGAAAGCATTGGTTCACTACCATATTGATCTCCTGATCCAAACTGATCTCCTTGAAGATTAAAAAATTGATTTCCTTGAGCGTAAAGAACAGGTGACTCATAATTCTCCCATCCCAAAACGTCTGCTATCTTATCGTATTTTTTAATTACGTTTTCTGCAGCTTTATACATTGTATTATTTTCAGGATTCTTCATAGAACCATAAAAATTATAATGTCCTTGAGCTTGTTTGGGGTGTTTTGCTAAAACTTCCTCTGTGTTTGAATAGTCACTTTGACTACCTCCGTGTTGAACCTGAGTCTGCACTTCTCCAGGTAACCAAGCTAAATAATTAACTCCTCTGTTAAGAGAATCTAAAGATGTTTCCCAAATAGCTTTTTCTGCATATTGCTGAAGATTAGAAGCATATGGCAAGTAGGCGCTAATATCACCTCCTGCTTTTTTTTGAACATTGTATAGTTGATTTTTTAAACTATAGAGGGGTTTAATTCTTTTATAAAAACGATAGATCTCATCTCTCCTGGCCTTATCAATCTGACCGTTTACCATTTGCTCAGCTAGAAAATCATTAACGTATTTATCAAAACTAGGTAGGTTTATTTGTTTACCTTCAGCTTCACTGACTTGTGTTTGAAACTCGTCCATCATTCTGCCGTAAAGACTCTCTAATGATTGTAAAACACTTTCACCTATGTTTCTTTTTTCCATCTCAGGCAAAACTGAACCTGCTGTATAATCTTGTATTTCCTTTTTTAATCTTTCGACTTTTAAATCGGCTACAGGATCTTGAACTCTTTTTGATCTTCTTCTAGATTTTTCACTATCTGATTGAACCTCTTGAATAATGGCCACATCTAAACCTGAGATATCTTTGTAATCAGCACTTCGAACGTGAAACGTTTCAGGTCTTTTGAAATTATTTGAAAAATGAGTTGCACCTTCATAGCCCTCTACAAATCCAGAAACATCTCTTGGGTCAAAAGTTAATCCTTTAACTTGATAATTTCTACCACCACCTATCGTGTAACTACTTTGTCCAGCAGATAAATATTCTTGAACAGGAGTATCAAAGCCTGTGTTTGTTCCCATATTTTTAAGAGCATCTAATAATTGTTGTAGTTCTTGGTTTTGTGTATAGAGATAAGCAATTTCTCTTTTCCTTCCTGCTCTGTTAAAAGGAAGAACACCCTGTGAAAGTTTTTGAATTTTATTTGAGTTTTTTTTCATTAACTGATAGATAGGTATCCCTGCATCACGGATCATCTTTCCCACAAAAATTCCCTTGTCTTCATCTTCAGGAACATTTCTTAAAGTATTGTTTAAAT